AAGAGAAAATCCAAGTCAAAGAAGATTCAGGCAAGAAACTCTTGGACGCACTCAAGGGTCGATAAATGTTCCGACTCATCGCCATCGCTTGTCTGTTGCTTGCATCCGGGTGCTTATCGTCCCCAGAACCGACCAGCGTGTTTGATGATGCAAGTTTCGATGACATATCCAGCGTGGTTCAGGACAATCTTGCCGTGGCCCAGACTTCACACACCACGCTTTACACTTACGCTGGGGTCGGGTTGTTTGTTCTTGGAAGCGTCTCAATGGCATTCTTCAATCGCTCGGCAGGAATTCAACTGATGCTCGCTGGGGTTGTTGCCGGGAGCGTTCCGTTCGTGATTGCTTCCGAATACTTTAATTGGATTGCTGGTGCGACACTCTTGGCGGTTGCTGGGATTGGCATCTGGCATTTGTGGTTCAAGGTTAAGCACGCAGAGGATTCCGCAAATGTCTAAAAGCAAGAAGCCGAAAGTCGTGTGGAAGAAGTTGGGACAATTCCGTGCGTGGGGTATGGCCACCCACGATCCAGCCAGACCATTGATTGAGATTGACCCTCGCTTGTCTCCTAAACGCACCCTTGAGGTTTTGTGCCACGAACAGTTACATTTAAGTTTGCCCGACTTGTCGGAAAGTAAAATTGACAGACTTGGGAAAGAATTATCACGCACCCTCTGGGAGCAAAACTTTCGTCAGGTCAATCTTGGCAGACACACAACCCCTGTTCGGATCACCAAATGAAACCACCAGCGTCAGAAGATTTTGTTGAAGGGTTCAAATCAGGAATCTTGGCGGTGTCCATCGGGATGATGGGAATGGTCATCAAACTTTTGTTGTCGAGTGAGAAGGTGGGATGGTGGAAAGCAATCCGTCACACTCTGGCCGCAGGGTTGGTTGCGTTCATCGTAGGTCAATTTTTGGAAAGCGTTCAAATCTCTAACGGTTTGAAAATGGCATTGCTTGGAATCTCCGGGGCATCCGCTTGCGAGATTCTCGACTTTGCCATTCGGTGGATAAAAAGCAGGGGCAAGAAGTTGGTTGGCAGTAAGTATAAGGCCAAGCAATCAAAGCGTCTCTAAACCGCACGGAGAGGGGTCTATTGGCGAACCCATAGGTGGGGCAATGTAGGGGTATCAGACCCAAAGTGGGGGTTTTTTGGTATAATCAACAATCTTGCACATTGGGCCTTTACATCCGTTCAATGATGTTGCACGATGCTTGTATGAGTATCACACCCAACCAAACAATGAAAACAAAACCACACACCACATTCACCGTCAGCAAATGGACAATCCGAATTGTTGAAGTCGGTCAATCACACGGCCGGAACGATTGCCTGATCAACGACAAACAGACGCTTGTTGAATTTTATGACAATACCCAATCCAAAAAAGACTTTGGCGAATTGGGACAAATGGTCAGCAGTTATTATCTCACAACCCTTGTGAACAACGATTCGTTCAACAATGTTTTGCAATTTGACAGAAAAAACTATGGCCTTGATTTGTGCGGATATGAACCATCGTGGAAAGCGTCTGCGGAAGAAATGGATTCCATCGTTGAAAATCTTGCATCAATCTCCGGTGCAAAGTATCTTGCCAAATACAAAAAACACAAAAAAACAAATTGGTAAGTTTTTAATTTCACCCAACCCAACAACACAACCCACCTATGAAAGCCCACCACATCCAAGACGCATCAAGATTTCTGTTTGTTTATTCAAACGAAGTCATCGACATTATGAAATCCGTCCGTGACGCAAATTGCGATCCTTCCAAAATGACGGCCGCAGATGTCACCAAGATTGAGCAATCAATCAAGCAACTTGCACTTGCCCAATCCGCACTCCGCAAGGTTCGTGACATTGCCACCACGTCCATCACTTGTTAATTTCCTATGCCCAACAAACAACCCACCCAATCCACCCTGTTCGATTACTTCCCACGCTCCGAAAAAATGAAATTCAACGACCACAAAATCATCACCGCCTTAATCTACGAAATCGGTTTCCTGAATGACCAAATCATCTTGGGGGACATTTCCCACATCAAGTTTGGTTTGAAGTTTGCCCAACGTAAAATTGACCAAGCAAAGAAAGACTTGGCGAAAGAAGGAATCACCGACTCATTCTTTGTCCTGTCTGAATTCGGTGGAATGATTGCATTGTCCTACGAATACAAGTTTGACGATGGTTTCTCCGTCAAATGTTCACGGATCACTCCAACCGGACAATTAAGAAAATGAGAACCATCCTTGCCCTATTCTTGGCGGCCACGCTTTGCCACGCAGTCGATGACACCAAGTTGCTGAACGCAATCGCCCAAGTCGAGACAGGTGAAAACCGTCTGGCGATGAACGGTGGGGAGCGTGGTGCAGTCGGGATGTATCAAATGAGATGCCCGGCTTGGACGGACGCTAATGCCCAATTAAAGCGTGAGGGTAGCCCAACCCACCCACGATCCGAATGGCGGTCACCAGAGGCCCAAGACGCTATTGCAAATGCCTATCTCCGAGTCATCCGTGCCAGACTCTTGCAAATGGGTATCAGCGACCCTTCCCCAGAAATTATAGCCCTATGCTGGAATCAGGGTTGTGGCTACGCACGCAAACACAATTTCGTTCCCAATGATTATGCGGAGCGTGTTGGGAACCTTGCACGACTTACAAAATGAATGTTGCACGAAAGCAGAACCTGTGCTTTGATAACCAAATGCCCGACACCGAACCTTCCTTTCTCACCATCGGTATTGATTGCGGAGTGAATGGCGGTGTCTGCTGGCATCACAATGGAGTCACAACTGCGATGCGTATGCCCCCGACTGACTTTGACGTGGTGGATCTGCTGGTTTCACTTTCCAAGAAATCACCGCTTGTTGAAATGTTCATCGAGTTGCCACCACTCTACGCTGGCCGAAACATTCCCGGTTCAGCGATTGGCAAACTGATGATGAACTATGGCATTTGCTACGGTGCAGGGGTAGCACTCAAATTCAAGATTCACCCGGTAAGACCCCAAGCGTGGCAGAAGTTTCACGCACTTGGAACGAAGGGGAAAGAACGCACCACGACCCAATGGAAAAACCACTTGAAGCAAAAGGCGGCAGAGTTGTATCCTGACATTGCGGTCACCCTCTGGTCGGCAGACGCTTTGCTTGTATTAAATGCTGGTCTTAATTCCAAGCAATCACTTTAATCTTATCACACACCTATGCAAAAGAAAATAACCAAACCAACATCCACCAAAGACATCACCACGATTGTCGGAACGAAGTATGTCATTCTGCCTGACAACACCGTTGCGAAACGATTGAAGTCACGAATTGTTCACGGAACGACTCGCTTCAATTTATGGATCAACAACAAATTCACGACCATTGCGGCCGATGAATTGCGTGAATGGAACAACGCTCGAATCAAATCGCAATCCAGCGACTCCGACACCGGGGACACCAGCGACCAATCTTAATCCAAACACAACAACCCTATGCCAAACAATATACCAGCAACCCCCACCGCAGACTTTGTCCAATTCCTGAACACCATCGGGAATGTCACCACGGACAAGGTTAACCCACACTTCCGTTCCAAGTATTCTTCCCTTGCGGAGATTTTGGACACGGTAAAGGAACACGCACACAAACACAATCTGGCCGTTCGTCAGATGATTCAAAGCGAAGATGGTCGTGTGTCTGTCGTGACTTCATTCCTTCACGTCTCTGGACAAGAATTTGATGGTGGAAAATTGTCGTTCAAAACCGATGGCCTTGACCCCCAGAAACTTGGTTCAGCAATAACTTATCTCCGCAGGCAAAGCATTTCCACGGCCTGTATGTTGAGCCAGACTGACGATGACGGTGCGGCCGCAAGCACACCAGCAAAATCAAAAGAGTATTGGTTCGCCTTCATTCCGTTGGATCAGCGTGCAAAGGCAACCGAGTATCTTGTATCGAAGAATTGGGCAAGCGACTTGGAATCTCTTCCGGCTGACAAAGTGGATTTAATTCTGTCGAACAAACCAGCGTTCATTAAAGCAATTTCAAAATGAAAGACATAGAAAAAAAAGGTTGGTTGCCCATTGAGATTTGCGATATGGCAATGATGGCAATGAAGAAAGAATCTGACGTGGCCATTCAGGAACAAGCGGAACGCATCAAAGCACTTGAGGAAGCCGGGAACAGACTCGCCCTATTGATGACCAATGGGACGATGTCAGAAATCCGTCAAGCCCTGTGGTCGTGGAGGGAATTGAATCCAAAGAAGAAGGATGACTCTAATGGATAAAGTAGAAGCAATCACGCTCATTCACCAACTTGAATGTGAAGTGAACTATTGGAGAATTGAAGCACAGACGGATCACGACAGATGGTTGCGTGTGTTGGAAGAATTGGAGAAGTATCGTTGGCAACCGATTGCAACCGCACCATTCAAACAAAGAGTCATCGTCCTGTTTGGAAATGGTCAAGTTGGCACAATGATTTTTGATGATGCAAGCGACTTTAAGACAACTTATTCAACGCATTGGATTCCATTGCCAACTTTGCAAAAACAATGAATGATTTTGTTGAAAATGTTTTGCTGGTAACATTTGTAATTGTTTTCTATTCCTCACTTATATTTGTTTTATTTAAGTTATAAATCAAACAATGAAAAAGGGACACAAACTTTCCAAGAAACGCTCATCGAAGTTTATGCAAGTGGTGACTGCTCGCTGGGTGGAAGTGTTTTCAGAAAACCAAAGACTCAAAGCGGAGATTGCTAAATTGAAAACAAAATGAGTGAACGATCCGAACGCTGGGCAACTGCACCGGAAGCGATGCGTGCAATGGCTTACAAAATGCCACGCAAATCACACGCAATATTCTTGGTCATTGATGGTCGTGTTGAGAATCCTGAATTCGTGGTCTGGACGCTCAAAGGTTTCCGGGAAGAATTGTGGAAGTGGAAACGCAAAGACAATCGAGTTGCAGGAAACCACATCGAGTATTGGGCCAAGCACGATGGGGACTTCTACAAATTCAACATCAACGAAAAATGAAACCAACCAAACAACAACCAGAAAAGCCCCCGGTGTGCATTACAAGACTTGCGTCATCGACCCCAGAACCTTATGCCTTGTTCATAATGCTGGACGGTGAACCCCATTGTGAGATTGCGGAAAAGAACCCCAGAGCGTTCCAGCGATCCATCGACACTTGGTGCAAGAAAACTTTACCGACCCTTGAGCGAAGTGTCGTGCGATACTTTATGCGTGGCCGCACCGATTCAGGACTCGACATCATCGAGTGCAGACCCTAATTTCCCAACACACCAATGACCAACCGAGAACAAATCCGCAGACGCTTAATGGAAATCCGTGAACACTTAATTGATTTGGAGTATTTAGCAGACACGGAAATTGTTGGTGAAGATGCTCGTCACTTGTTGAACGATGTTCACCGGGCGAAGGCCGAACAAATGCACGTCAATCCAGACACCGTTGACGAACTGTATTTGGTAAAACCACTTTATGATCGCCTGAAATCAATTAAGTGTTCGCTACGTTGTTTGCAAGGAACGATTGAACGTGCAGACGAAGCGATTGAAGAAGCGTTGGATGCTATGAATTACATTTCAAGCGAAATTGAAGATGCCAACGAAACTGATGACGATTTATAATTTGAACAAACCCAAAAACTAAACCAAAACAAACCAATGCCCAACATAATCAAAACCCGCAAAGAATACGATGCACTCACAAACCACTTGAACTATTCAGGTGCGAAAATGTTGCTCGTTTCACCAGCCCATTATAAAAACTATTTAACGCAACCCAGAGAGGAAACCAAAGCGTTGCGTGTCGGATCACTAACTCACGCAAAGGTTCTTCAGCCAGAAATCGTTGATGAAACTTTCATTGTCTCGCCAGAGTTGGATAAGCGGACGAAGGACGGAAAGGCCGCCTTTGAATCATTCCTCGCCACGGCAGGAACAAAGATTGTGATTTCAAAAGACGAATGGCAACTGACAGAGGATGTCGCAAACACGATGAAGCAAATCATTGGCCGCATCGGTGTGACGTTCCTCAAGACAGAATTTATGTTCACCGCAGAGTTGGGTGGTTGTCCGGTGAAGGTTGCGATTGATGCCCTAGGCGATGACGATTTCCTGTATGATCTCAAGACGTGCGAATCGGCATCTCCAAAAGATTTCCTCCGTTCGGTGATTCAATACCGTTACGCATTGCAACAATACTTCTACCGTTCAGCATTTGAATCAGCGTTCAAATCACGCTTGAAGGGTTTCAGATTTATAGCAGTCGAAAAAGAGGCCCCATTTGCAGGAGCAGTTTTTGAATTAGGGCCTGAAGTGATGACATCAGCGTCATTTGATTTTGAGAAGGTGTTGAAACTTTATAAATCTTGCACCGAGTTGGATGTGTGGCCGTCTTACCCAGAGGAAGTGCAAGTCATCGACATCAACGCAAAGCCCACCGCAACCACCCCGATTAACTTTGCTTAATTTACCAACCAAAAACAAACCTATGAACCCACCATCATCATTCCCAGAATTCAAAGCAATCGAAACTTCTGGAACATACATTGTCAAAGTCAGCACCCCGAAAGAGGACAAGATTGAGAAGCACTATAAAAAGAACACCAACGGTTTTGCCACCGCACGGATCTATTTCAGCACCGGAGACAACAAGACCGGGAGCGTTTATCTTTCAACTGAATGGGGCAAGTCGCTTGCAATCTTTGTTGGTAAATTCTCTGGCACATTTGCCAAAGACCCTTCTCCCAAAATGTCCGTTGAACAGTTAATCAAGTATGTCTCCCCAGCGTGGGGTCAGCGTGCGGAAGTTGAATTGGAAGTCACTCCAACAACAGAGTGGCAAGGCAAACCCCAATTCAAATACAAATTCAAAAAGATAACACGCTTGGACGGCCAGCAATCGACATTCAAAGCGTCAGCACCTTCAAAGGATTCATCCGAGTCGGCCGCACCATCACCTTCCGCACCAGAGTTTGACGCTCCATTCTAATGGAAACACCTGTCTCACTCCGCAAGACGCTCATTCTCATCACCGGGTTTGCACGTTCTGGAAAAACAACCCTTGCGGATGGGATTGTTGCTGGTGCTAAATCAGAAGTTTCTCACTTCAATTTTGCCGATGCGTTGAAGCAATCCTGCGACACTTGGATGTCACTCTTGGACATCGGTGAAGCGGATTCGGAGAATTCATTTTACAACGAAGAATTCAAAGTGAAGCATCGTGGGTTTCTGGTAAGTGCTGGAGAGTTTGCACGCTCCATTGACCCAGACGTTTTCGCACGATCCGTCATCAGGCATTGCGATATGCGTGCAAGTTATTGTGCGGACGAAAACATTGATTGCGTGGTCGTGTGTTCCGATTGGCGATACCCAAATGAATTCTACGCACCCTTTCTCGAACTGACGATGGATGGCTGGCAGATTGTCACCATTCACATTGAGTCAGTTGGTGTTCTCCCGGCTAATGAAGTTGAAGGATTGACCATCGGCCAAATCGTCAGGGACATTCCCATTTCCTATTCGTTCGTGTTCTCCCCTGACTCCGCACAGGTTATTCGAGACGAAGGAAAACACATCGCTCGCCAACTTAACATTTGAACACAATGGTCTGTTCATTTGAAAACCAAAGACGCTTGAACCTTGCCCAGCGTGCTTACGTTCTTGGTGTTGATTATGAGCGAGCAAAGTTTCTTGCAACCTGTTCGCACCACGACCCAGAGAACCCAGAACAAAGCATTCCGCACAACCCAATGAATCAACTGATGGAAGCAATCAGGATGGGAATCGGTTTGCGTGACACCGCTTTAATGATGAAGATGAAACAATGTGATTTGAAAGCGGTGGGTTTGCCGTTCAAGTGGAGATCTACGATGACACGTCCGTCTGGTAAAGGTGGATACAATCTTATGTCTCCTGTTGTGAACGACCCAATCAAATGCAACCGATAAAAACTTTATGAGCAAAACCAAACCCATCAAATTTATTTTCGCTTCTGACAGCCACGGTGATATGGCCTGTGAGGAAAGTCTTGCGGCCTTGTATGCCTACTGCTCCGACTTTCGCCCTGACCTCCGCATAGCAGGGGGAGACCATTATGATCTGCGTTCACTCCGCAAGGGTGCAATGGGTGACAGAGAAGGTGCAGAGTCACTCAAAATGGATTTAGAAATGGGACACGACTTCCTCCGCAAGTTTCGCCCGACACACCTTTTGAAAGGCAATCACGAATTCCGTTTGCAAGCGATGGCACGCAACCATCCGTCAGGGCCTGTCCGTGATTACTGCCAAGACAAGGATGATGAAATCAATTCAGTCGCTCGCAAAGCAGGATGCAAAACAATTCTAAATTACCACGGCAAATTGGGCTTGCTCCGCATCGGGCCTTTGTCGTTCCACCACGGCATTGGTAGCAATCTGCTCAAGATGGGTAAGCACTACACGGCAGGCGGTGTCGCTGGTGGTGCGTTTTTCTGTGGTCACGGACACACCGGGCATCAGGTCAACTTGGATCAGTTTGGTGGCGGGGCGGCTTATATGTCACCCTGCCTCGCACGCATTGATGATTTGGAGTATGCCCAGAATTATATGGGAACGGCAAAATGGAACAACGGTTTCATTGCTGGTTGGTATATGGGCAACGATTGGAAAGCGTGGATCATACACCGCATCGGCAAACGCTGGTTGTGGCAAACGGAATTAAAAACTTGGGAACACAAGAAATGAAACAGAAAAAACCAGACCCTGTGTTGCTGGCTATAATGTCGGACATAAACAAAACCGCACAGACTCCACCCGAAGGATTCAAAACTGTTCAGCAATGGGCAGACACTTGGGGATTTAAGCGTGATCGCACACTAGACTATTTAACCAGAGGAATGAAAAATGGAACGATTGAGAAGAAAATGTTCCGTGTTGCAATTAGCCAAAGACACATCATCACACCACTTCCTCACTACGGATTGAAAAAGAAAACTTAAACCAAACAACAACCCAATGCCCAACCAAACCAACACCGCCTCGCCCGAAGCGGAAAGATTCCTGCTGGGAGTGTGCTTGCGAGATTCGCTTCCACTTCCAAAAGGTTTAATCCCATCGGACTTCATTGAACCGACTCACCAAGAGATTGCGGCCACAATCCTGCAACTTGCGGACGAAGGAATCTCTGCCGATGAATTGACCGTCACCGTCCGTCTCCGGGAAAACAAATCCGCAGTCGATACTTTCTACGTTTCGTCACTCACCACGGAAACAGGTTTCTCCGCATACAATTCTGCGTGGGGTGATTCCATCAAGCGTTATTCAATCCTCCGCACCATTTCCAACATCGCACGAAAGACGGCAGAGTTGGCAAACGACCCAGCAAACGACCCAGACAGAATTCTTGCCTATTACGAAGGGAGCATCAAAGCAATTCAGGGCCGTGAAGAAAAGAAAGGTTCGTTGGTTGAATTCAAGAAAGAGGATTTGCTGGCATTCGATAGACAGAACGATCCAAACTCCGTGCTTGGCAATCGCTGGCTATGCAAAGGCGGTTCGGCACTCTGGGTGTCGCAATCGGGAGTCGGTAAATCTTCTTTGTGTATGCAGGCGGCAATCCGGTGGTCAGTCGGAAAAGATTTCTTTGGCATCAAACCAAAGCACCCACTACGCATCGCCATTTTGCAAAAGGAAAACGATTTCGGAGACACCGGGGAGGCCTTCTCCGATGTGTTCAATGGTCTGATGCTTCACCCACCTGAACAACGTTTGCTGGAGGACAACTTGGCAATCTTCCGTGACACCGTTTCGTTCGGTGCAGACTTCATCGCCACGCTCCGCAATCTCATTTCCACGCACCGGGCAGATTTGGTGTTCGTTGACCCTTTGCTTGCGTTCTCCGGCATTGACGTGGCCAACCAACAGGAAGCGTCAAAGTTTTGCCGTGTCGATTTGGACGGTGTGCTTGCGGAGACAGGTTGCGTGTTGATTGCGATGCACCACACCACCAAGCCACGATCCGCAAAGGACAAGGAAGGCCAGACGGTTGCAGATATGGCCTACGCAGGAAGTGGGGCGGCCGAATTCACAAACTATTTTCGAGAAGTCGGTGTGCTGGTTCGTCAGTCAGGGGAAGAACCTGTGTTCAAGTTTGGATTCACCAAGCGTAGGGGTCGCACCGGGATGAAGGATTTGAACGGAGATTTTGCTGGGGAAATCCTCATTCGCCACGCTCGCCAGAAGGGTTGCATACGCTGGGAATACGCAGACCCATCCGAAGTCGGCTCACAGACACCCTCTCAATCGCTCAAAAAGGGGTCGTAAAGGCGATTTGATTTCAAAAGGGTATCAATACACCAATACCGCTATAATGACCCACTTTGATTTAACCAATAGGATTGCACCTGTCGGGGGTATTTCAATCCATAATCCTCCTACGGAGGATAGAACACTCCACCTGTGGTGGTGTCGTGTTCTTGGGATACAGGTTTCTGTCAGCACGATACAGGCAGGACGCTTGGTGCGTCCCTGTATCTATCCATTTAGAGATACAATCAAATGAGAATGAATAGGAATCGTCTCCAAAGAATTAAGACACTTGCCCGGTGGAAGAAACGTTGGAGAGAAGAACCTGACGTTGCCGAGAAGGATCGTGCAAAGGGAACATTGATTGCATCACGATGCAGGGCTTGGGAAAGAAAGACGATTGGCAAGTGGATGGAGAATTGGAAAGCGGAAATGACTCCCAAAGAATACGATGACAGAATTAAATTGTTAGCGTTGAACCTGAACAAGAAACCATCCGCAGTCAGGTTGCGAATCTGGAGATGGAAGATGACACGGTTCGATGCGGCCAAGAATGTCTGGACGGTGGTTGTAGCCACAAGTGTTGATGGTGTGAACAAGTGATGGTAGGTTGTTGGTGTGACTGATTCGGCATCTGACCTTTCGAGAGAATACAAGCGTTGGTGGAAATCACTCCGACCAGAAGAAAAGCGTTCGTTGATTGAGTCGGGTGCGTTCCGTGCTGATGAACCGATGTCGGCAGAGTTAAGCCGGGAGCGTGTCAACGATGGTCACTTTGATTTCCAAGCGAACGAAGAAAAGTCTTTCAATCAGGAGTTGTATGGTCAGGCACGTGATGGTTCGTTCATCGGTGGCCACGTCCGGTCAACGGTTGATGATGTGATGGAGCGTGAGTCGTTTGATGTTGCTGGTGCTGACTCACGATTGAAGCACCTTGAGTTGGCGAGCATCAGGTTGCGTGCGACACTTCACTTCTTGTTGGAAGCGTTGGATGGTTCGAGTGATGTCGAGATGAGACTGCACGCTGACATCATCCGCATTGTGGTGGGGGAGGGTAAGCCCCCGATGATGACCGTGCTTGCGAAGCGTCACAACATTAGCAAGGCGGCCGTGTCGTTGCGTTGTCGAAAGTTGTTAAGACGATTGGGTTTAGATCCGTCACACTTTATGCGACCATCCGGTGCGTGCAACACGATGTTCATCGCATCACTACTGCGTAAGGAAAAAATGGATACACAACAACCCCACAAGGAATCTTTTAAAAATGTGTCAAAAAGTGCGGTGTGGTCGCGAC